CCAAATAACTTAAGTAAACTATCGTCTGCCATTTACGTGCCCTAAAAATTAGAAATCGGGGGTTCTTGATGAACCCCCTTTATCTATACTACTATTAACTGGTGGTATTTGATTCCCAGTATTGATATGAGAACTCAACATCAAACTGTTCTATAGCAGTTTGCTGATCATAGTCCAAAGCAATTTCACCAACTCGAATTGGGAAAGCACCTCGGAAATCATATCGTTTTAGAACAGTTTCGTCTCTATCTAATTGCTCAACTGTAAGATCGGTTTGGTAATCCGTTGGGTTAGACAAACCTGTGTTAGCAGAATGAGCATTAATACCGTTAACCCAACGCTCCATAGAATCTCTTACAACAAAACCTGTATCATTTAAAATTGTTACGGTCCAGTTGTCGAAGGTTCTGTCACCTGCCATCTTGAGAATACGTCCCCTAAAAGGAACCTCAATGATGCCAGTTGAAGCAGCAGGTAACTGTGCAGTACGGCAGAGAAAAGATGTCAGTTCAACATCTCCTCCTGCATATACTGGGAAGTTTAGCGTAACCTTAAATAGATTAGCGCGAGCACCTCCACCAGTCAGTTTTGATTTAAAGTCATCGACTCCTAAAATTGCCATCTAGACTCTCCTTATACTACGCCAACCACTTCTTCAAACTCTACTCCCGTTCTCACCGCAACGAAGTTCAGCGTTACGAAGTTGATTGAACGAGCAGGTTTGATGAAGATGCTTGCTACGAAACGATTTGAATCAATCACAGCAGCAGTGTTGTTTGTTTCGTCACACACAACTCTGAAATCCGTGATCCCTCTTCTTCCTTGTATTTCACGCAAGAACGGTTCGACGATCCCGACAAACTCTGATCGAGTAAACTCGTCGTTAAATTCAAACAAGACATTTTCTGATGCCTGTTTGATTGCTCTTTCGATAGTAAGGAAAAGTCTTCGTACATTAATGCGATCAAACGCACTTGGGCGAGACTCTTTCGTCTTATCTCCGTAAAGCAAGATTCCCTGCCCCGGTAGATTTACGATTGGGTTAATGCCTGCTTTATATAGCGTGTCTCTTGCTGCTCTGTCTGCGTTCCACGCAAGAGAAGTTACACCGAAATATAATCCTCTTCGTTGTCCTGCAGGAGAGAACCAAGGTGCTGCTACCTGATCAGTCAAGGCACAAAGACCAGCAGTAGAACTTGCTGCAGGAATAAACAAATACTGATCGCTATACTTATCATATACCTTAAGTAAATTGCTATCGGTAATGAGATAAGAAGAAGCAGCATAGTTTATACCAGTAACTGCAGTAAGAATTGCACTAGCACTTGCTTGATTCAAAACGGCATTTCTGCTAGGTGATGCGAAAGCAACACAATCTTTTCGTTTCGTGGCAGCAATGCCTGTTACGTAATCTACTACAGTTTTATGGTCAGCATCACTTACCATGCTAGGACAAATCAGGAGATCTACTGTAATCGTCTCAGGATCGTCAAATGTGTCCCATCCGGTTTCATAATTTCCTGTGGTTAATGCAGGACTTTCTACACCGTTTGCTAGTTGTAAGTTGCCGTTAGCAATACCGCTTGTAAATGTCGTTTCTTTTGCACTGCCTAACTGGGTAAGTTCTGAAATATCAGTAACCCAAACATAGTTAGACTTAGCATTGATAACATCAACAAGATAGTTGTTGCTTCCGTCTGATGTCAAAGCACCTTTGATCTGCGATACATAGGGAAACTTTTCTAGGACTGCGCCGGGAGTTCCTGTAAATGTTCCGTCTTCGTCAATAACTGCTACATGGACTTCATCGTCTGCGCCACCATAAGTTGCTGCGTAAGATGAAGTTCCGGGTGCACCGTCAAACTCTGCTGCTAGATCTACAGCAGGGTCAGTGAGTGCCCATGTTGCGAAGTTTGCGGAATCAGAACAGAAAGCAAGACTTAAACTGTTTCCTGCAGTTCCGGGGTATTTTGCGATAACTTCATTTGAAAGCAAACCACTTTCTTGATATTCAAAATCTGATCGATTTTTAACCATTGAAGAAAGAGTGCCAGCATGAATAGCATTTCTTGCGCTGCTACCTGCTGCTCTCGTTACATACAACGCGCCTGAATATTTTAAAAAGTAAGATGCAGACAAGAAGTCAATTGCAGCACTGTCGTTACTCAGTGCAGGGGATCCAAATGCTTCCACTAATCCTGCCTCATTAGAGACTAAAACCGGTTGCTCCACTGGTCCCCAATTAAAGTCTCCTACAAACGCACCCGTAGAAGTATCAACTGCTGGCACTACGCCAGATAAATCAACTTCTTTGACTGTGATGTTTGGAGACGCGAATTGATTAGCCATAATCGTGTCCTTTTTTTCGTTTACCTATGATAAGAAAACATAATACGGAGAATTTCACTATGTTTTTATTTATAAATAATCGAAATTTACCACATGTCAGAAGTGTCAACGGGTTGCCAGACTCCCCATTCTTTTGCTTGGATTTCTTCTCTTGTTATAATCTCTTCAATATATTCACTACCATCATCGATAACACCAAAGGGTACAACATCTGCTTCAATATCTTTCATCCTTTGTTCAAACAACATGTTCTTCAAGTCAATGTCAGACATATTGTAGAACATCTCTGTACCCACAAAAAAACCAAACATAACTAAGTTCATCATCAAGTCATCATGGTTGCCTTCTGATGCCTCGTATGACTGACCTTTGAGGACAAAAGTGGAGATCTCCATGATAGTCTCTTCATCGACAATCTCTAACTTCTTTTCTTCTAATAGATCTTTAATACCGGAACAACCAATGCGCTTGGTCCTACGGTTCATTTCCACACCGATTTGAGAAGACTTGATAGCAGAAGAAACGTGCACGTTCTCATACTCTATGTCATAATATAGTCCATTGCAGACTACAGCACCTTGATCATTATTCTCAATAACGACATATGCATTATTGTAAACGGCAGCATACTTATATATAATATTAGGGAAGAGTATTGGAGAGATAGTATTGTTCCGATACACAGCCACTTGTTTAAATGGGCGGGTCGAAATGTCGATGACAGTGAACGTAGAGTAGTCCTGACCTCTTCCTTTCGAGACATCAACGGTCATGATGTACTCGTGACTCTGCAGAGTTTCTTCGTAAATTAGTAACTGACCACCCTCCCGAACATGCAGGGGCGGTTTTGATCGCAATGACAAAAGCGTCTCTGCATTTATAAGGGTATCGCCTGTCCCAAAGAATGTGTTGCCAAATTCTTGGTCAAACTGAAGTTGGGAAGTGTTTGCTATTGTCTGTTCTTTCCACTTCTCGTCTCTGCCGGGAACATCCCACCAGTCTACACGAAACGGTTTATACTCGTTGATACCTTGTTCCGCACCTTGCCATATATTGTGGAAAATGTTTCCGATACCATTTGCGGTAGACGTGATGATAACTTTTGTGTCCACACCGGACGAGATAACTGGATAGGTGGAAGTATAGAATTCACCTGCTCGCTCAACAAAAGCAAACTCATCGAGATAGAGCAAATTAACAGACATGCCCCGAATAGAAGACCCACTAGTGGAAGCAGCAACAATGCGACTGTTATTGCTAAACTCAATAGAACCCTTATTAAGAGATTTACAACCGGGTTGGAGGAAGAAAGGAAGGTTCTCAAGCATGAGCGTAATTCTTCCCAGCATCTCACGAGAGGTTGCCCCTTTGTTTGCCAGAATTGCGATGGTTTTTTCGGGGTGGAATATTGCGTACCATAGTAGGTAGGCGACAGAAGAAATACTTTTGCCGCTTTGTCTACAAGCCAAAATAACACTAAAACGATTATCGTTAAAGTGGCGGAACATGTTTTCTTGATATGGGTAGAGATTAAATGGAACAAGTCCTCTGTCAAGTGAGATAATCTTGACATAGTGTTCCGCAAAGTAGGCGGGACTTGCCATGCATTTCGCGTACTCATGTACTTCCTCCTGTGTCCACTCTTGGACTACACCGTCTTTCTTTACAAGAGAATTGTATTGATAAGTATCATTGCTGAACATTCGAGTCGGTTGTAACATCAATCACCTTTTCTACCTTATCCTGTAATAATCTCTGTAAGTCAGTTGTGCTTCCTAAAAACACATTGTTGTTTGTAATTTGTTTTGCTTCATGCTTCGAAGGTTCTTTCAGATCTTTCTGCTTCTTATTCAGATCCATAAGTTTGTCGTTGGTGTCTGCAAGGTTCTTGATCAAACCAGACAACACTTCAAAAGCACGAGGGTGTTCTGATTCACGAGCAACCTCGATCATCAAGTCAAGAGATTCCTTACCCTTCTCGATGAGTTCATAGTATGTAGCACGTGAATAATCGTAATCGTAATCAGTCTTTTCTTCTGGCGTATTTTTATCGTGATGTTTCATTAATCGTTTCTTGCTTGTAGATCAAAATCAAATCCTGCGGTCAACACAGTAGTTCCTGTACCAAGAGTTCCAGAATATTCTTTAATAATAAATTCAATGTAACCAGATTGCTGTGTTGATTGAGAGCCTGAAATAATATTTACCACGTCACATTTCATTTGAATTTGTATATCTTCGTTCATTTGAAACCATGCTGGCGAGGTGTCATCTTGTTCCCATTGAACATTGGTTACACCTGCCTCATTTCCGTTTAAAACAGTAGACCCTTTGATTAAAAATACGGTGTCGTAACTTCCTACGTTTGCCGGAGAGTTTGGAAAATCCGATGATCTTGTGCTATTGCCCGCCAATCTCGCTGCCTTGGTGCTATTTTCATAAACATTTACCTGTATCTGATAGTTGTCACCAAATGTTGTAGTATGATTTGCGGCGTCTGTCCATTCGTTAGCAGTAACAGACGGAGAAACACTATCTGTAGGATCGGTTGTTGCAGAGCCGCCGGGATCAAAAACGGTATTAACTGCAGAAGCATCACCGTTTCTAAACAAAGTTACTGTTGAAGTTACATTTCCACCACTAACCTGACTTCTGTATCTGTTCGTCATATCTGTCGGCGAAAACGCAAAATTCAGTGCAGGGGTTTGACTATCATCCGTAACATTTAATTGAATTGAGTCAACGCTTGTTCCAGTGTCACTACCTGTTCTAACGTGCAGATAGAAAGTTTCTGTGCTTCCATCTGTGAATGCGTCTGCCGTAGCATCAATATCGAAAGTACCTGAATTGCTGGTAATTTCAAATCCTGTACCGCCTGAATTGTATGCTTGCCAGTCAGTAGATGCCTGTGTTGTTCCGGGTGCATCGGTAGTAATGTTCCAGTATAAGAAAGTTCCATCAGAAACGTTCGTTGTGTTGACTGTGATCGTTTGTGCGGGGTCAGACTCAAGAACAGTAAGCGGATCTGATCCCTGAATCTCATATGTCGGTGATGCAGCAGCAGCACCATCAACCACCTGAAAATCTAATGTGACTTTTCCGGTGAACCCTGCGTTATCTGCTACTTCTAATGTAAAGTTTCTGGTACCTTGAGTTCCAGTTTGTTCTTTCACGCCTAAGACTATATCTGTAGTATTACCAGTGCAAGCTTGAGTTCCAGAAGAAACATCGAAATCGTTTGCTACATTTCCGGCAGTGCCTCCACCACCTGCTCCACGAGATACTACCCGGAAGTGAAACGTAGTTGTTGCTGGGTTGTAGTTCGTAGAATTTACGACATATGTATAATTAATTGTCATTATAACCCACCACTAGTGTCAATTTCAACACCGATATAATATACATTGAATGTGTCTTGTACTGTTGAAGTTGCAACATCTCTAATCTCAAATTGAATACTATATTGCGGAGTTTCAATACCTGTAGAATTTGTCACGTCAAGTTCCCAAGTTCTGTTCGTGCCCAAACCTAACCACGAACCAAATGTTCCAGTGAAAGATGAGTTTGAAGAAGTACTGCTACTATTTAGAGTTGCTCTAATTTCGTAATCGCTTGCCAATTCAGAAGTTACGCCAGTTGCCCACGTTCCATTATCCACTTCAAGAAAACTATTTGATCCGGGAGTTATATTACCAACACCTTTAATCTTAAAGTCGTTAGCAAACTTAATATAAGCATTTGCCGAAGCAGGCGACCCACCAAACGACAATGCGTAAGATTGCGAACCTGTACCAGTAGTAGTATTACTAGATGTTGGGAATGAGTACGACCCAGCATTAGACGGATTAATGGCAATAGTCGCGCTTGCTGCTGTTCCGCCATCGTTGATGCTCGCAGGACCAGTTACCGAATTCAAAGATCCTGCTTCATCCACAAGAGAGAAAGTATCACTAGCAGTGTTGCTGTATGTTGCACCAGTTCCATCAACCGTTATTGTTGTAGGTCCTTGATAAACAGGATCACTTGTGCTAGTTCTGTTAACTGTTACGGATCCACCACCGCTGCTAAACTGTGCTGCCGTAATTTGTCCACTTGCGTTAACCCTCGTATCACCAGTAATATCCCAATCAAAGTCTTCGTATGTTCCGGTGTTAGTCAAACTAGCAACAACCGTGAAACTCCATGCGTCTCCTTCGGTAACATTACCAGCGGGTGCCGTAAGAGTGTATGTGATATCTGCTGCACCATCTTCCAGAGTTAATGTGTCAGTTGCCTGAACCCCTGTTGTTTGTCCTGTAACCGTAAATGTAAGTAAAGGATCATTTTCAAAAGTTCCCGGAGCAGAGGTTGTGATGTCTATATCAACATATCCCGGAGATGTAAATGTACCAGACGTTGCACTTAATCGTGCATCAGCAGGAGACACAGACCAATCTACATCTTCGCCTACCGCATCAGTAACACCAAGATCAAGTCTAATTGTAGCACCTTCTACAAGAGAGGTGACACTTGTATTGCTGGTGTTTCTAATAGTAAGAGAGTAGGTTGGCAAAAGATCTGTAAGATCAAAGGTTACCGTATCTTGAACACCAGAGGATTGTCCTGTAACAGTCAAAGTAATAGTTTGCGGATTGTCTGTTCCTGCATTGATAGAAGTTGGAATATTTAAGTTTCCATACGATGAACCATTCCATGTGAACGTGTCTCCTGCGGTGCTGTATCTTCCAGTACCATCATCACTGATAGCAAGGTCTACATCTTCTTCCACACTGTTCGTGAAATTAAGTCCGACTACAATAGTGTCGCCTTCCACATACGATGTTTGTGAAGTGATAACTTCGTATATTGGTACAACATCATTTAACACAACCGTTGTGCTATCAGTTTGACCAGAACTTGCTCCCGTGACACTAACAGATATATTTTCCCCTAATGCATTTTGTATAGCGGGATCCAAAGTTGTTGCAATAGTGATATCGTTATAAGCGGGTGAAGTAAAGGTGTAAGCACCAGCAGTGTATCGTCCTGATCCATCATCTGCAACTGTAACGTTAACATCTTCTGAAACAGGATTAACTACTGCGAGAGACAAGACGATATCGTTGCCTTCGGTAACTGGCGTGTTGGAAGAAACTGTGTATTCTGGAATAACATCTGTGATATCTACTGCGAATGATGCAATTTCGTTTGCTGCATCTGTATTACTGTCAGACACTTTGATCGTAAAACTTTCGGTGTTTTCTGTCAGAGCATCCAGCACCGCAGCAAGATCCATAGTAGATGTCATGATCATGGTGTCACCGGCAGCAGTAACACTGTTAGCAGTGCTGTCAGTAGTTAAGACTCCTCTGCTTCCTGAACGAGGAGGAGTACTAGTAAAGTCTGCATCAGCAAGTCCGTCTACCCACCAATAATAATTAGTTCCGGGTACTGAATTCTTATGAGTAAATGCCCAAGAACCACTCGCAGCACCTTCGGTAATACTAGTAGGACCAGTGATCACTGGATTAGAAACAGCAGCATCGACCATTGTAATTGTACCAGTGCTCTGTATGCCATCGTGGTTCGTCACTCTAACCGTTGCTTGTTGAGTGCCTCTGTAATATCCATCAACAGTTGTTGCCGACATGGTCAAGTTAGTAGATGCTGCTGAGAAAGGTTCTCTTCCCGTAAGCGTAGAGATTCTACCATCTAAACTATCAAGAATCTCCCACTGTACGCCATCAGTAGTTAATGTTTCTGTTCCTGAATTGTAAAAATAATCGCCATTTGGATTATGCTCACTACCATCTCCGGAGTCTGGTGTTCCAGATATTGTGGAAACATTTATTACAACATCGTCTCCCTCGGTGATGCTCGTATCCCCTGTAGTATATCGGGGATAGATCGAGGTATCATTAATGGTAACTAGTTGACCTTGCTGTGTAGTATCGCTAGGATTAAGATGAGCAAGAAGTTCTACCGTGTTTGCATCGCCGTGATAATCTGTGTAAGTCGCAGGTCCAACCAAGAATACTCTAAAGGTTTGTGCCCCTTCTGTGATGTAATCTTTTTTAATACGAACATTAAATGTACCAGTTCCGCTGCTGATAGTGACTGGTTGTCGATTTGCAAACCCAACTCCGTTTTGAACCCCTGCACTGTTTCCAAAGTCATTAGTGTGAGCAGTTAAAGTTGCGTCCAATGCAGGATCACTTCCAACGTTAGTTGTTTTGTCTGCGATATACCAGTAGATAGTTCCATCCGGTAGGTTTATTCCGTCAATGGTTATTGCTTGGTTGCTATCTAATTCATCGACGGAAGTTGTAGTTACGGTATAGTGAACATCGTTGATTGAATAAGTGTTTTCAAAAACCTGATTTCTTTGTGGAGTTCTGCACCAATCTGCTATATAAAGTTTGTATTGTTCTATTCTATCGGGTATTGTAATGTCCCCGTCAGTTTCGTCTTGGAAGAAGTCGTTGGCAATAGTAAATTGTATCTGTCCACTGGTTGGCGTACCATAAACTTTATCTGTGGCAGGGTTTACTTCTACCTCTAAGTCTTGCCACCCACCAATGATTCTGAACTGTTCACCGCCAGCATCAGCATCTGCTAATGGTTGCGATAAAGTTAGCGTGTTGGGTGAGGTTGATACTGCGACGATGTATCCGTTTCTGGGGATATATTCTCCAGTTAATTCTGAACCATCATAGTGTATGATATCATAACCTTCCCAACCAGTAGGATCCTGACCTATGATGATTTGATTGTTTGCAGCACCGGTTTGATCAGCAACAGCAGTTACAGTGTACTCTACTTTTTGCGGAGGAACTACAGTGAAATCAGCATCTTCTGTGTCTACGTGCTCTAACCACCACTTGTAAGTTCCGGGATAAATGTTATTCGTAGTTCCTACAGTATAGGTAACTTGTAATCCCTCGGTTGCTGGTTCATTAGAAGGTGTTAAGGTGACTACAGGAGATGGGAAGTCATCAATTGTAGCAGGTTCTTGACTTGATCCTAATGCTAGGTTTGCTTGCCCCTCTAGCAACACCTCTCCACCCAGATACATACCAGCAGGATGAACAAACAACTTAAAAAGTTTTTTCCATTGATTTACAGGAATACCTGCCCTTACAAGAATAGCAAAGGTCTGATATAACTTATCGTCTGTGAGGAATCTAAGCGACGATGGACCAAGTTTAGATGAGAAAGAGTTAGAATTCTTGTCATCTGCAATTAAAAATACGTTCTCTTTTGTATACAAAACTTCTGGGTCGAGTTGGAAAAAAGAACGGAAGAACCATTCAATAGAATATTTTGATCCTTTTGCTCGGAATAAAGTGCTAGAAAAATTTGCTGCTGCACGTTTATCACCAGACCCTTCGAAGTAACTTCCGCCTAATAACAGTTCGTCTTCAATAAAATTTAGAAGCGTAATATCTGTTTCTGTTATATCACGAGAAGAGAAAAGATGATTCAACAACTCAGTAGCATCGTACTGATTTTGAAACTCGTAATATCTTTCTAATAGAGATATAAACTTAGGATAAGCAGATGCAAAATATTCAGGCAACACGTCATCGATATGAACATCTCTGAGGTTCAGTCTGCGTCTTTTCTTGTCTATAAAATTATCGTGTGCCATAGTTCTATTTAGGGTGCCGCCTTCAGCACCGGAGCAGTTGGTGAATTGGTGACCCAAACAAGAAGGTATTGATTATTGCCCCAATTGACATAATCGCCCGTAGAAGTTCCTGTTGCCTGTCCCGTGTTGCCTCGTTGTTGAACTTCATTTGACCCTAATGCGCTATTACCGTAGAGTCGGAGTTGATTACTTCTAAACACGAAACCTGATTGGTCATTCGTATTAAAGTCATCACCAACATCTTCATCGTGCCAGAAAGTTCTTATTCCAGATTTTATTGTTTCCCGACCTAAATTTTCAGCATTAGTTAGATTGGTTCCTGAAATATTTGGTTCAGTGGTTATTGCCGCCTTTGTAAATACAACACCATTGGTTTCTCTCTGTGAAGGTAGTGTATTTTGCGGAGAACCAGACGGGTCAACAATATCAAATGTTATGTATGTTGCATCGTTCATTACTTGCGCATAGTCTGCATCTCTCATAATCGAATCTAATGTCATGGTTAGACCATCAGCCGGTATTCCAAAATCTTGTTTGGTACGTGTAGCAGATTCGTAAGTAGTGTCGACATTGAGGATTGCCACGCACCATCCAAACTCTGGATCGTAAGTGTGTGATCCGGAAAAGGTAATCTCGTCCGTAAAAGATTGATTTTCTAAAACTCTACCCTGATTGCTGGCAAACTCGTTGTTACCGATTTTAACAAAGTTTCCGTTTGTCGATATTTGTGCAGGACTACCTGCATTATAATTACTTGAATTAGTAACCTGTCCATAAAAATAACTCTGACTCGTCGTGCCAAACCCGAGATAGTCATTTACTTCCCCACGGAAATATCCATTCAAAGTCGCAATTGTATCAGAAGCGAGCGTCCTGTCAAAACCAACATCAACGGTATCGTCCAAGGCGAACTTATAAATTGTGCCACGATTTTCGCCAGACCAAGATTCCAATGGTGCCGCAACGTATAACTCTGTGCTGTTCGGATTGACTGCCACATATCTTCCAAAATCAATATCAGTTTCACCGCTCTGTCCAGTAAGAGTTATAAGGTGACTAAACTGCACAATCATAGATATCTGTAAGTTATAAGTTCCATCTCCTGTGTATCCGGGTATAGCAGGCGAACCACCGGGTTCTGATCCGTCAATAGTCCAATTCACAGTACGAGTTCGGACAGACGTTGGATACTGCGGTACGGCAGGGAACCCAAATGCTTGCATGTCACGAGCAAGTCTGCAAATAATATATTCATCGGTATCTTTGTTTCGAATCCAAGCAATACCACCATTCGCACCATACCATGTGTTGGTAGCACTCCTACGCAAAGTTCCGCTGTACTCACCAACTGACATATTTTCAGGATCAGTTCGACCTGAAATTAGATCGGGTGCTTGTGCTCCAAGATCGATCTGAGCACCACTTGCTGAAACCGCGAAAGAACCATCGATCCTTGGCGTAGTTGGTGTTGCCCCCAAACTTCCAAACCTTCCGTTTAATGGATCTGCGTATCTCCAAACCGAAACACGATTAAGATTAGGAACTCCTAGAAAAATATGATTGTTAGACATTGCTACACTAGTAGGACCATTTGTAAAAGTATTCGTTGGATCGTAATGTGAATTCCAAATACTAGCAGTATTATCGTGCGTATCTAAGAAATTATTAAACTGTAAAGTGCCGCCAGAAACTTTTATTACTCTACCGGCTGATGATCTACCCGGAAGAGCAACAACATAATCTTCAGCATAGGGCGAAGATGCTACAGAAGTTCCGACATAATTGTTAGTTGATCCTCCGTAATCTTTAGTATAGATTAAACTATACGGAGAAGATCTATCATAAAAATAAATTATGCCACCACTAGCACTTCCTGCTCTTGGGTGTGTGATACCAATATAATTTTCCGTAAAGAACAATTCGAAACCAAACCTAGCATTTCCAGTATCGTCCCACACATTAAGAAGGTTGCCAGAAGTGTCAAACAAATACACAGTTGCTTGTCCATTTGAGGTATTTAATGCACTTACCAAAACCTGACTACCTTCTATTGCAACTGCTCTACCAAAGTTTGCTGTTTGAACGCCTCCTGACGGCACGAGTTCGACTGTTGTTCCATCTGCAATAGTTCTAAGATACGCCGAGTCATTTCCGGGTTCACCGATAACTGCATATGTGTCGCTAGTATCAATGGCATATCCAAAGTCACCGTTGTTTGTTGGTGTCGATGCCTGATATGTTGCTGGAGGATATGTGTCAAGAATGTCGAATGTATCTGACTCAGTAACACCTGCTGCAGCATCATTAATAGTAAACGTGCTTGTAACGGTGCCTTGTTCACCAGCAGGTTGACCAATTACAATGTCAACCGTCTTAGTAAGAGCATCCATTACAACCGAACCTGAAGTAGTTGATATTCTACCGTTGGTGTTATTATCACCAGTAATCGTGTAAGTAACTGTCTGGTTGATTGCATAGTTACTAGTGATCGTTGCCTGTATAGTTTCATCTTCAATTGCATTAGGCACAGATACCGTGTATGAGTAACCCTCAAGAACTGTAATAGTAACCTCACCAACTTCAGAAGAGTTCTCTGCTCCCTCCGGAACAGCACGATACTCAAAGGTAACTACGCCCGTAAATGCTGCGCTTGGTGGAGTGTAACTGAATGTACCTGCTAATGAGTCAACAATTGCAACGGTTCCTTGCGCAGGTTGATTCTCCACAGTGTGAGTTACCGTTCCTGTAGATTCCCATTCATCATTAGTCGAAACATCAAAAGTGAACGCACTACCATCCTGATTGTAATAAGTAAACGTGTCATCGATAGCATCGTCTACACCGGGCAATCCAGAAGCACGAACCTGAACAGTAACACTTTCTGTAACATTCTGTCCTACATCAACACCAATGATGAAACTATCTGCTCCATAAGCATCTGAGTTTGGAGTGTATGTCCATTTACCATCAGAGTCAACTACAGCAGTACCAAACTCTGGTTGAGTCAAGATGCTGTAACCTTCAATATCATTTAGGGTGTTGACCAATGAAATTGTATTGGTAGCAGTTGAACCAGCATCTTCAGCAATACTAGAAAGTTCTGCACTGTCGCCACTTAGAATATTACTTTCTACCTTACAAAATGCAAGCAAACCGCCGGTATCGAAATCTAACAAACTCGTCTCCGCTGTTCTAATAATAGAAGAAGCACTTTCTACGAGTTTATACAAATTAAGTTTCATTTCAAAATCTAATGTGTATATAATCGTTCTTCTAGCCTCTAATGCTGCTTCATAATCATCTTGCATCACAACGCCATCAAGTCTGATGGGGGTGTCTTCTTGTAAATCAAAACCTTCTAGAGGTTTGACTGCAACCGTATACTGTGGTGTAAAGTACGGTAAGATTTGTTCTACGATTTGTAATGCATCGTCTTGACTTCTTGCGTATACATTTAACTGAAAGGTTAGGTTATATGGAACAGGAGTGTATATCTGCCTAGCATTCTCTCCTGCTTGAGGTATAACTCTTTTGTTAACTTTTGATAATTGTCTTTGTGCATCGTATTGAATCGCAAGAATCTCGAACGACATTCTAGGTAGTTTAATAGCAATCTGTCTTTCTTGTTGGTCCCCGGCATCCATTGCTTGGATACGATCAATAAAGTCTCTTCGAGGTGCATAAGACAAAGGCACTTTAGTTTGATTAATAGTTTCCCCTGCCGCATTGTGTCTAACGACATAAATGTTATTGAACAAAGAACCAAAGACAGCAACTGCTTTTCTGATTCTTTCGTGATAAAACCAATTACCTAACATTATGGATCACCAAACGGGTTGCTTTCTGAGAAATCTAATATACCATCTGCTACAGTTTCAAAAGTGTCGTTCTGTTCTACTGTCATTTCTACTTCACCAACAGAGACCGGTATTCCTGCTGCGTTACTCTCCTGACCTATGACGCTAACAGTGGTCGCAAAAGAATGAAACTTACCATCAGTCGATGATATGTTGGTGACCTGAAGAACTCTTGCGCTTTGATTAGTGGCATCGTAAGAAACCACCTCTGCACTCAACACATAATCATCAAAGGTTTGTTTAACAACTTCACCTACCACATAAGACCCTTGCTCGTTCATAAATTCTGTAGTCACAACATTATCGAATGTTAACTGATATTTATGTCCAAATACTTCGACGTTATCTATCTCTTCAATATCCGTATCAAAATCCTCGCCACTGTACTCAAACAGTTCACATGATAATCTGAACACGGGAAGATTCTTTAACTGATAGAATGGTGTTTCGTCAAATACTTTTGTAATTTCGAAAATAGATCCAGAGAGTTGTAAGAAAATAAGGTCGCCTTCTCTTGGACGATAAAACGGTTTGTCCGTATCCGCTTCGTAAGGAGCAATCAGTTCATTCCATCGTCTACGTGCGACAATAAAGGTTGCTTGGTCTCTAATCTCTACACCGAACTTAGAGAACAAGTCACCCTCGCCATCGAAACCCTCAACATTTTCGATATACATTTCAATTTTGTATGCGTCATCAAATACCGCAGAAGTCTCATCTCCAAAGATAGTATCTTTGTTTACTGAGTCGCGGGGAAGATAATAAACATCCTGCCCGTACATTTTTAAGGATTCAACAATGATATCCTCGTACAGGAGTTGTTCTGATCTGGCACCTTGTGCAAAATACTTGTTAGTTGCCATTGGTTATCCTACAAAGAAGTCTGGTGGTAACTCCTGCTCCAGTCTTACTTTCTCTTCTAACCTTTCGAGTTCCGCTGTAGCATCTTCATATAGTTGTCTCCCGCTAATAGTTACACCACCGGGAAGTTGCATCCCTTCAAACTTAGACATGTTCATACCCCACTGCTGCTTAATCAAAGCAGTTGTGTAATTCTTCAAAAACATATCATCATAAACACTGGTATGTGTTTCGGGATCGATTGCTTGGTATACTTCTGCTACAACATAATCCCCGACTGCTAAGTCTGCGCCTCCACCTTCGTTATAGAATTCACCAAAGATATACAGTCTCCCTTGTCTACGAGAGAAAGTTGTTTTAGGGGTACCACTTAAAAGCATGTCTAAGAAATCTAGGTATTGTTCGAATTGAAAATAATATGACATGCCACCAGAGAAGTTCATGAAGTCGCCCAGACTGTTCAGCATCATTTGATATCGAACATCAAACATGTTCACCGTACTGAAAGTAGGATTGATAGGAAACAATTGAGATACAAATAAAATATCATCCGATATAGGAATGTACCCGTTTGCTTTATCGTCAGCAGTAATAAGATGTTTCAGGTATGTTCTAAACTTGGCGTCCGAATGATACTCACGATATACCTGTATCGCATCATCAACTTTGTCTTCGATCTGGTCTTCATCCACATTTATTTCGATCACGGGATCGCCCAACCTACGCAGGCAGTAATCGATCAAAGATTGTCTAGAGTTTGGGATTGCCATTTAGATACCTTTTACCTGTATTTATACGTTACCCCAGAGGACTGCACCTGCAGAATCGTATATTACCAAAGTTCTGTTGCTGGCATCCTGAAGTTTAACGCCAGTGTCGAGTTTGAGTTTTTCAGTGTCAGTAACCAAAACCTCACCAGCACTATCGATCTTAACCCTCGTTCCAGCAGCACCAAAATCGTTACCAGCAACCCTAAGTTCCATTCTGGCAGTTTCACTGCCTGCAGTTCTTTCTGTGAATACAGTTCGAATCTCTGCGTATTCGTACTCTTCAGTCGCACTAGTGCTGTTACCTGAAGTGAACAAAAGTTTACTAGCGGTAGCAGCACCATTTGTTCTGTTATCCAGTTTAAAATCTGTGGAAGAATAATCTGTAGTGATCGACGCTCCGTTTTGCCCGTCTAGTATCAACTGGTTTGTAACAGATCCGTCTGCAATAGACTTAACGCCAAATCGCATTTTAGTAAACGAATCACCACTACCGTTGTCAGCACTATCAAAAGAAATGAAATGTGATATCGTGTTACTTACATCAGTCTTAACATTAATACCAGAGGAAGTGCCGTTCGCTTCGTTATTAATAGTTAAGAAATTCCCCATATTGATACTGTGAGGAGTTGTAAGAGAGTTATCATCGATTTCCAAATCAATACTTTCGGTATTGCTTGGGTAAGTACTAAACTGGAATTTAGTGGGGAGGTTTCCACTAGAGACTGTATCTTTTGCTACTACCCTAAGAGAAGCACCAATTTCTTGAGAAGTATTATCAACACCATTCCAAATAATTGAACCAAGTTGATCTCCGTTTTGAATTGGTGACAAATCAACTGCACTGTCTCCACGGTTTTTTGCCAGAACAAGATATGCACCGAATTCGTTGTTGCTGTGTCTTGTTAAAGAGACAAGCGATTCGTTTGCTGCGTTGCCGGAAATTTCAGTAAAACCAGCAGCAGAAGTAAGAGGAGTTAGGGAAACGTTTTCAACAAAGTTTGCTCCAGCACTGAATCGATAACGTGTTACATTGAGGTTGTCGATATCAAAGAAAGCATCTCTTAGATTAACCCTATCATTGAATGTGGCGAGACCATCAACATTTAATGCTGAATCAAACTGACCTTGTTGTGCGGTTACCGATATCGGATTCCCTGTACCAGAACTTACACTAATTACAGTTTCGTAATTGTTGGGGAATGACGTGTTAGTTGATCCACCAAAACCACCGCCTTTTTGAACGCGAAGTTCTTGAATACCAATACCACGATTTGCCAAAATACCACGAGATGTCACATCATCAAAGTTAGTGAGATCTTGAATACTAGTGACAGTTCTTCTAGACAACTGACCCGTTGATGTGTCAATCGCAACGAGAGTATCCCTGTCGTTAGAGTCTTCAAGACCAGACAACCGGAAGTTGTAGTTAGAAAATTCTACGGGGACTCTTGCCGAGTCTGCTGGCAATCCGTTAGAGATTGCACGATCCGTTACAGAGCGGAGCGTGTCTCTTTCGTTTAGTCTGGTAATTACTCCTGCCTGTCCTCTCTTGACTCTACCTGCTTCAGCACCGCCAGTCTGAACGAGTAGGAGTTCGTAGTAATCGGCAACTTCTGCTTCGATGTCAGTTTGAGTGACTAACGGAACACCAGTTGTATTAGTGATGTCATAGTTCATACCACCAGCAAAGGTTGACAGAACGTTCGTTGAGTCGCCGCCTTCTTGTGTTACTGCCTGCAGAGAGGGAATTTCGAATGCTGATGGTGCAAGAGTTCTAATCGTTACCTGATTACTTGCACTGTCATACATCATTGCATCGGTAGTGTTTATGACAGGGAAAGAACCATAAGAATCTGTGATATAAAAATCGTTAGCATTTCTAATGGTCAGTCCGTGCACACCGATAGAAGCAGTTGTACTATCTCCACCTGCTTCGCCCGTTGTCACTTCTTGCAGATTGGTAGTATCTTTGAAAGCAAAGGCACCAACATCTCTGTACCCTACGCTATCAGCACCGCCTTCTGCGTTGGGCGAGATGAAGAGTGCCTTACCATCCCCGGCAGGAGCATATGCACCAGTAAACTCACCAATACTAGCAATAAGATTACCAATCTTCAACCCACGTGTGGTCTCAGCAAAAGCAACCCCACCAATTGTCTGGTTAGAGTTATCTGTAACTTCTTGCAGTGTAAAGAATTCTGTTGCAACGTTTGCTGCAGTTCCGAGAGTTCTTACACCTACACTGTCAAACTCTACGCCCGTGTTAGTAGGTTTGAATACCGGAACAACCAAACTAGAACTGAACGGAGCAGCAATCGGTAAAGAAGATCTCTTGATATAAAGTTGACTTCCGATATTAACATCTTGACCACCGGTAGAGTCTCCGTTGCCTAGAACGAATGCCCACGTGTAATCTTCAGCAGGTTTCGTAGCACCTGATTGTAAAGTGACACGGAATGCACTATCTGTTCCACCTGCGTCAGCAACACGGATAACATCAAATGCTCCAGCAGGAGTTCCGGGGTTGTTCAACCCAGCAGTGAAACCTGCGTCTAGGTTGATTGGTTGCGTTACATCAATTTGTCTTGTTAACTGATCTGAACCCGTTTCTGCTGCCTGATCTATGGTGAAGTAGGTTAATGGAGTATGAGCAGTATTTTCTAGCGTTGTAGTTTCAGCACTATCGTTCTGGTATGCTAATACTGTCAGTAAGTCTGGTTTATTTGTAAGTTGCGTGATAACCAAATTTTGAACAGTAGCTTTACCAGTAACATTAAGTTGAACACCAAGATTTGCCGAGTCACCTTTAAACCCTTTCGCAATGATGGGAGTGGTTGTAAGGTAATCTACGTCTGTTACTGTTTGTAAATCTGGGTTAGTAAATGCAGATGCTGCAAGTTCTCTTCCTACTACCTTTCCAGTGGGCAGTATCATCAAAGAAGTGTTTTCAGAAGTATTTTCTATGCTGAGACCTGACAAAGTCAGACCTGCTCTTCCTGTAATCGTAGTAGAGTCTAGATCTGTCAAACCTTCTACAGTTAGATCGTTGGTGACAGTTAAATCACTTTCGACTTTAAGGGAGTGATCAAATACCCATCTGTCTTCGAGGGCAGCATAGAACAAGTTAACGCTACTATCTACTCCAGTCTTGAGTGTGATACCACCGCCATTCGCATCAGAAGGTTGCTGTGCACTATCGGCAAGAACAATATTCTTATCATTAACCGTCAATTCTGTACTGTTAATAATTGTAGTAGCACCATCAACACGTAAGGATCCTAACACCACAAGGTCTTGTACTGTAGCACTATCAGAAACGGTAAGGAAGGTCAGTGTTGCAGAGTCTGCAGTTAAACCACCAGTTCCTGTCAATATAATGTTTCGTCCAGAAACTGGATCGTTAGTCAATACTTCATCAAGTCCTAACTGGGTACCGTCTAAGATATCAGCATCGACTGGTAAGTATTCAACACTATCACCGGAAGGTGTCTGTAAAACCAAAACATTGTAAGTTGTTGCTGTACCAGCAGGTGGTGCTGTCGTTGATATACCACCGTTAAGATATAATGGAGTCGGCGTAGTGTCAAATCCTGCAGGTCTTGTGGGATCTGTTACCGTTGTTAAAGTATCGACTTGTTGTGCTTCTTGAGCAATTGTTATCGTTTCTACTGTTGTACCGTTCAACCCCAAGAAAGTAGTAGAATTGTTTTCGTTGGATTTTACGTTACTGAACTCAATGCCATTTCCTGCAGCACCAGCATCTATAGAAGTAGAGTCTAGTGTGGTGAGACCGTCAACATCAAGGTTGTTGAGTACGTTTAAATCACCATCCGCATCAATTCTTAACCGCTCTAGATTGCTGGTGAAGAACGACATTGGTTTGGCACTGATACCTCTGAAATTTACCGTACCACTTTCAGTTGTAATTTCTAATACGGTATTATCACCCGTGTTATCCAGACGTAAAGACACTGGAGTTGTTCGTTCAATCTCCAGTCCTCGTCCACTAAAAAAGGTGGGTGTGCTTGTTCCCATACCAAAGTTTGCTTCGGAGTTGGAAATTTCGCCATGAAAAAGTGCACCATTCAGATAGACATCGTCGCCATCGACAACGAGTCTTCCGTTAATTGTGGTGGAGTCTAATTGTGTAAACCCACTTGAAGTAAAGGTGGGTGGGTTTGTAGCAGTACTGAAAGTTAGATTAGGATTATCAGACAGTTGCCCATCAGCACCCACATACACAACTGAATTTAAGACAAGATCTTTTACCTTTGCAGAACCAACCTTGATACCTATGTTTGTCGAATCGCCCCTAGAAGCAACAAAGTCTAATGTGACCAAACTATCATCGAATGCAATATCAGTAGCATTTCGAATACCGACTACAGCACTGTCATTACTAGTTGCTCGATCCGCAACAACTACAGTATTAGTTGTCAGTTCGTTTAATGGATCGCCGGGACTATTGTTTCTTAATTTTACTTGTCCACTGAATATTACTGGATTGAGAGTCTCACCTACATCAAGACTTGGATCAACATTTGCTCTACCAGCAACAGAGTGCAAAGTTTCGAAAGTATTATCGAGATTAGTGACATCGATATCTAAAACTTTATATTCTTTTGTAACGGAGTCTTGGAAAACAAGGGGGACGGTTCCAGTGATATTACCAATAACACCAAGTCCCGGTTCTCTGACGAAGAGACGTGGCATCTTGATATCGTCATTGGTGCTGTCATACAAAGCAAGATCGCTTAAGTTTCTATAACCAATAGAGTCTGCTGTCTGTTGATTTAAACCAACCCCAACGGTATCGACTACCAAAGCACGACGATAATCTGTTCTGTAAGTTCCCGCCGCACTAGTTCTATCTTGAATTTCAAATGCTTTTAGAAACTTAGCATTGATACCATCAGGAGTTGATGCACCTTGAGCAAAAGAACTAGATTGGTCGCCTGATCCTATTGTAAATTGTGTTACTTCTCTTAACGTAGGTGGATCAAATGCGGTGAAATTAAATGCTCGTTTTCCTATTCGATATGGGATAGGTGCCGTTGCACTGTCAATAACAAGAAGTTCAATAGAGTTTAAACCTGTGATTCCTGTACCACGAACTTCACCATTACTGGTATTGATATTGAATACACCAGTAATCTCTAAATCACCATCTATTAATGAATAGGTGTTGTCGGCAATGTACAAAGCATTGTCGGGAGACCCGTTATTATATCCATTAATTTGTAAACCGTAGTTATTACTATTATTACCAGTAAGAGGACCATTGGTAATAACAATACCTTCGGTTGTTTCGTTTCCGTTCTCAGTAACAACCTGTAATGTGATATCTGCTTCGTTGGTAAATGCAAGATCGCCTAACTTACGATACCCAACGCTATCGTCTCCTGCTATAGTAGGATTGGTGTTGAGGATGAGCGCATAGTCATCTTCTGGACCTGCTTCGTTTAATTTGCCATTATCGAAACCCAAACCACTTAGTTTAGGGTTTTTTGTAAACCCACGGGTTCCGTCAGCGTTAGAGAAGAATAAACTATTATCGCTGTCGGGATTTCCCGGATTGGGTTCTGCTTGGTCTAGGGAAAGGTATAGGTAGCGGTCTGCATCAAGATCAGCAACGCTTTTCCTTACTACCTTACCCGCAAGCGATATAAGTCTCTTAGCCATTTAAAGATTCCAGATAACTCAAGGTCAATTCTAATTTTCCTGCTTGATCTGCCCATATCGCAATTTGGTTGCCTTCTTGGACTACAAGTTTTCCTGTCAAAGGGGATATAGCATCATTAGACTGAACCCCAAACTCTTTTACAAGATATGTAGTGGTGTCAGTTCCTACATCATGGTGCACAAAATTGACATTGTAAGTCGCATCGTTTGCAATGTTAGACACCTGCGCCATCAATATAATCGCAGAAATTCCTGCGGGAACAGTGTATACTACATCGGTACCACGTGCCTTATTGACATCTGTGTTGTCCTTTGTTTGTATAACATAAGTTTTTGTTTTAAATTGATTTAATGGAGTTGCCATTTTAACCCTCTAATGCTAGAATATATGGTGTTAGCACCGCAAACAACGATCTATCAAAAGTTGTTCCTGTAATTGTTCCTGACTCACGGTTGATGGTCAAGTCACCACCGATACGGAAGTCTCCTAATTCATCTGTTGCGGTGAAGTAAACCAAACCAAAGTTAGGTTGTGCTGCTTCCGCAGAGTCGAACACGATTTCGTTTTCTTTCTTAGGAATACCACCATTTTGTGGTACTGCCGCAAACATGTTTGTGCCTGATCCCACGAATTCAAACGTGTGAGACGATGCACTGATCAATGATCTCTGGTGGAAATCTACATTTTGACTCCCTGCCGCATCTTTATTTAGGGGCGGTGCAATCGTTAGTTCGTAAGATCCTGTTTCAGAAAGGATAGATGAGTACGCAAATACCGAACCGGTACCAGTTTGTCCATCTATTTGTCGATTGTCTGCACCGACTAAAATATAATCGCCCGTTCCACCTATAGTCACATATCTTCCAAATCTGTCATCATCGGTGCTACCATTACCATCACCGTTGAATTGTTGACTTTGTGGTTCGAGTTTTGCTACCTGTGCCCAATTAGATCCTGCCCTTTCTATGATATACGCACCGGTACCATCAGACTCATTTAAGGTGTTTGTAGATGAGCGGTTTTGACCAACGATAACAATATCACCCTTGTTGTTGATATCGATGTCAGTACCCATAGAGGTACCTTCTTTAGCATCAGCAGGATAAACAGTCTCTTGAAGACTCCATGCGCCTTCGTCAAAATCGAACAGTTCTACACCACCCGTGTTTCGATACAAACCAAAGATGTAATCATCTGTACCGTCGAAAGTCCCTGTGGTAGGATTAGACAGTTCTAGTGTTGTGGCATCTGTAATGTCAACAATAGTAGTGTTGCTCGGAATACGAGTATCTCTGTCAGCGTACTCTATGATAGGAGAAGAAGCAGAGTAAATAGTTTGTCCTACTTCGAACTTACTTGTGTCATTAATCTGCAGGAACACCGTTCCTGATGCATGAGAAGTCGCAGAATCTATGAAAGTTTCTGACACACTCTGTGAAGTAAATGCAGCATATGTCGCATCCTTGGTCATTGCCACTTCAAACTGTGCATTGTCATTTTGACCTAACTGTGATACAATATTCTGAGATATCGTGTAGGTGTCAAACTGATTCTTAGTATAATAGTAATGCGTGTTACCCTTCCATGCGACAAGAACCGCACCACCGTCACCAGATATTGCCATTCTAGGTTTGGATGCTGATGTGCCTTTCGGGAACAACAATTTTTGAACCTTTTGGAATCCATCAGGATCTTGTGCTGAATCTCTGGTGTAAATATGGACCGCACCATTAATAAAGTTAGTGTCCGAATCACTTGCGTTTGCTACAAGAAGTGTGTTACCATCACCTGATATTTCTACTTCTGCTCCTAGTTCTCTAGCAGTAGTTGGGTTGGGCGAGTTTGTCACTGAATCTTGCAGGAACTGTACTTGATCCCAATTGTAGTCGTTAGCAGAATCTCTTTGATAAACGTATACGCCACCGTGTGAAATCGATCCTGTAGAACCCTGAACATATATGTTAGAGGGAGCACCTACTGCAACACACAACCCTTGCTCGTCAACTGCGATTGCTTGACCATATTGGTCTGTTTGTATTCCACCATTTACAGGGTTGCTTGGAGTCAAAGAGTCTCGTAAAGTGTAGTTAAGTCCATCACGCTCTTGTACTTCTACTCTTCTTGCACCAAGACTTGCGAACGCAATGATAGAGTCGTTCTTAGACATCTGCACACCATATCCAACCTGTGTGTCAGAAGCAACGTTTGGATCGATTCTAACTTGATCGGTGTTACCTGAGACTGCCCAGTTCTGTAAGATTTCGTCAGAGACATTCAAAATAGTATAGTAGTACGAATCATTTGCAAATTTGATTGCATCATTATAGTTTGGTGTCTTAAAGTCTCCGATGTTCAAAGAGTAGTTTGCTGAGTCTCGGTTTATAATGCCATTAACACGGATGATATCATCGTTGAGGTTGTAATCTGCGTGAAGCGATCCATCGTAAATCGATTTAGAACCGCCAGTTGCAACCAAACCAAAATCACCAAACGATGAGTTAGAGTTTGTTACAGAACACTGTGCGCCTGACTCTGCCTTGATAGAGGTAGAAGTAGAAATTGTAAAGCACGATACCAACTGTGCATATGCTCGCTCTTTCAGCAGAACACCAATACCGTCAGCATTGAACTGTGTGAACGCATCAAGTACCATCGAGCGAAGACCGGACACTTTTGACCCGTCGATCTTCATACCAATGCCAGAGGTTGTCAATGAAGTACAGTTTTGTACATAAGGGGACTGCGTAATAAACGGACCTGTCTGCGCATCGTTCCTTGGATCAAAGGCAACACATGCTGCTCCGTTCTGGTGATCACGGAAAGTAATTTCTTTTACATAACAACCATTGTCTACCCAGAAAATATCGCTGTCTACGTTACGAGGACGAATCGTCGTTGCCCTTAATGCATCACCAATAATAGATGTTTTCGGCGGTAACTTAATTGGGTTGTTGACTGTGTAGTCACCAGACTTTAAGAAGATAGTAGAGTCTGTACCTTGGTTCTGTGCTGTCTCTGATGACTGACGAATGATTGTCTGCCTAGAGGAAGTCCCTTGATTAAATTGCAACCATGCGGAGTAAATAGCAGGGAAGGTCAACTGAACACCTAGTGCTCCCAAGTCTGGGAAAGTCAACGAGTCAAAACCGGTTGCCAACCCAGTCGGATAGTTATAAGCATAGATTGTTCCCGCAGTATCCGTTGCTGGGTTAAAGAAGTTGCCCAACTGGAATGTGCCGACACGGGATTGCTCGATTGCGTGAATGATGATGTCAAGAAGGTTCTGAATCTTAGTAATGTTTCCAGTATCAGTTCCTACTGTGTAGGTTGCGATGATAGACTTCAATTGCTCATACGCGGCAATCGTTGCTTCGAACTCACTGTTGCCCAATCGATCTGCGTACCCATTACTAAAAACTGAGAAGTATGAACGCATTGCAATTGAAGTTGCGCTGTTACCGCCATACTTAAGATCATACACTAACGCATCAAGAATGTACCCAACATCTCTACGACATGTTGCTTGATCGTATGAGAAAGTTGGGAATATAGAATTTGCGTAAAAAACTACTTGCTCTTGGAGTGTAGATCTGTTAGCATAGAATGTTGCGCTTTCTCCGGTAATAGCAGGAAGCGTCACTGTGATACCAGAACCGTCAGCAGCTTGAATAGATGAGATGATAACATCCATCAGGGTGTTTACTCGGGTCTCTTCTGCAGAAGTTGAGATATATTGATTGACAATAGTTTTCATCTGCTCATATGCAGCGGCAGATGCAACAATCTCTCCTGCTCCTAATTGGTTAGTCCATACATCGGGTTCACCGTCAAGACTGAGGTAGTCGGAAGTATTTTCAATATTAAGGTCTCTACCCACCCAGTATGATCGAGCATTTGTATCGATAGCAAAAGTGCCATCGAATAAAATATCGTGAATCAAAGCATCTACAATATAACCGACATCTCTTTGGCATTTGTCTTGGTCGTATTCAAGAGAATCGTAATTTTCTTGAATCCATGTGATGACTTGCCTTTGAATTTGAAGTCGATTAACAATCAAAGAGTTTGCGGCATTTCTTTTATCCGCATCTTCTGATCCGGAACCCGTGAAATCGATGGGGTTGCCATCTGTCTTTCCGTATTCAGTTGACTCTTCTAAAAGTTCAGTTATTTCTTTAATACGAGCAGTAACAAAAGTTTGACTGTCTGAATTGATACCAGAAGCATTGATTTGATCTCGCAAGTAGTTAATTGAATCAACCGTATATTGTAATTGATCGTCTTGAACTTTCTGTGCGTTACCACGCTGATAGGCAAGACCTGCCGTGATGCTATTATAATTTGTATTGTTTTGTAAGTCAAGTGCGATTGCGTCAATTATTAAACCTGTATCTCGCTCGCACTTGTGCTGGTCGAAGTTGTTGACAATGTTTTCGTCGTTTACATAGTCAATAACATCATTCTGAATAATCAGCGTATTGTCTTTTATAGCATCAAATTCTGTGGTTGTCAACCCTGCCGTGCTGATATCAACCTCAGCAGGAACACCATCTGTGTTACCAGCAGTAATTGCATCATTGGTAATCGCAATTAAAGTATCAACATCTGCATCATCTGTAACGTTTGCGAGTGCTTTGATACGTGTTGCGAGATCAGTGAATGCCGCTACTGTTGCAGATTCCTCACCTGATCCAAGTTGACTTTCTGTTCCAACAAAGTATGCAAGAGCAACCTGACGCGAAGCAGAGTTACCATCGTAAGTCAAGTCAGCAACCAGACCATCAATCAAGAATCCTGTGTCTCTTTCACATGCAGTTTGATCGTAACCCAGACCCGGATAGTTTGCGGTAATGAATGCGATGGTGTCTGAAATAAGAGTCGCACGTGCACCTACGATAGCATCTCGTTGTGGTCCACGTGTTGAGGCATATGTTCCAGCAGTTGGATATGTGGTTACTGCTTGTACAGTAGTAAACGTTCCGTCCAGAACGTCGATGACTCTCTCAAA